CTACACGAGGAGAAGGAACATGGCGCAATTCTTGACTGACTATGAAACAGTCGATTCACGTATTCACAAGTTTTGGGAAAAACACCCAAACGGCCGAATCAACACATCAGCCGAATGCTGGCTGGTCGCCGGCACTCAATGTTGTGGTGCTACCGATGTCTTTTTCGATGACTTCTTCATCCTCAGCCTCGTCTTGTGGATCATCATAGACTTCAATGCTCCACACGACTTTGCCGAATAGTTTGTAATCTTTGCGAGGCATAGGTCACCAGCTGTAATGCTGCCCTTCCACAACGAATGACTTGTTTTGCACTTGCACTAGCTGTGGATGAACCGTGTTTTTGTCGATGTGTAGCAGACCAAAGGCTTGCTGCCAGTTGCCATGTCCAGCCGGTAGGTATTTTGCTTTTGCCATGTCCATGAGATGACCAACTTCCATGGCTTGGAGCGGTTGCGTGATACGCCCACCGAAGCCCTGATGGGAGTGCTGAAGCCCAGCCTTATGTGTGTGACCACATACCACCGACTTTCCGATGCGTTTCGCCAACGCCATACCCGTCCCACCTGGTGTTTGGTTAGCGGAACCCTCATCACCGTGAGCGAGCACCCAGCCTTTGGCAAACTCCCACATTGTGCGGTGGTGGGTGACTCCGATTTCGTCATAGCGCAGCAACCTTTCGTATTCGAGTTCTCGGATGGAATCTAGGGCTGGTGCCCATTTGCGTAGATAGGACTTGATTCGGGTAATGCCGTGATTAGATCTTGAGACGTGGAATGGCACGCCGCCAGCAGCTTCTTGGAATGCGGCCATGATGTCATGTGTCATGTCTAGGTTCTTTTGGTAACTACCTGCGTATTCGACGGCTGTGCCTTTGTCCCAGCGGCTAATCTCAAACTGGTCGGCTTCGTCGCCTACGCAATACAGTTCATCCGGTTGCCAATCGCGAATGAACCACATCAACGCTTCGGTTGCTTTCGGGTCGTGCAATGGCACTTGCAAATCGGGAATGACGACGACGCGTTTCATAGATCTAATCCTTCTCTTGGCACTCTGTTTCGGCTTGCTTCTGTTTGTAGCTTTGCTTGCTGGATGCAGATTTCCATGAGCATGTTGGCGTGTTTGATGTGGCTTGGCCGTAGCAAGTTAGCGCGACCAATAGCGATGAACGCATCCTCTACGCCAATGACGTAGGCATCTTCCACTTGTGATAGCCATTCGATTGGTGTGGTGGCTAGGACGTCTTGCAGGATGGTTTCAGGCTGCATGTGGAATCTCCTTTTGGCACATTGCGCATACTGCCTCAGGGAAGCGAGGCAGCCAAACCCATTGGCCGCATGTTTTGCATTTAGCGACATCGGCGTCACTATTGAATCTCGGCATTACGTATCCTCTCAATGATTAGTTCTGCGATAGCAATGAACCCAGCCATGTCTTTTTGAGCTTTAGCCTCTTTGATGTAGTTGGCTATCTCTAACACGACTGGGTCATCGGTTGCTAGAACGGGCTGTTCTGACTTGCCCATGGATCTGCTGGCTCAGACTTGCGTAGTGCTTGCTTGACATCGACACCGCACGATTCCACAATGACGTTGAAATAGGTCGTTTTGTTGCCGTCTTTTTCGACTGTGCGTGACGTCAGACGGCCAACGACGACGACTGGTGTGCCTTTGCGAATGGTCTCGGCAATACCTTCGCCGATTGCACCGAATGCTTTGCAGCTGAGGAATGTGGTTTCACCATCAACCCAGTTGCCGGATTCGTCTTTCTTGCGCTCGGATGTGGCGACTCGGAATGAGCAAACACCCACACCTTTGTCGCTGATTTTCAGTTCAGGTTCTGCCACCACATTGCCTGTGATGATTGTGTGAATCTGTCCCATGTTATTTCCCCTCTTTCTTTGATTGAAGTAAGTCAAGATACTTCGGTTTTAGTATCTCGAAAGCGTTAGATGCATCCTCGATGATTTGTGATGCTTCTGCCCGTGTGAGTTCTGTGTAGTTTTTGATTTCACGTCCGGCATAGAGGCTCATGCAACCCATTTCCCATTTGATGGTGACGGGTTTGACGGATACGTCTAGTGCGAACTCTTTGATGCGTTTGGTGATTGTTTGGATCTGTGCTGGTGTTGCTTCCTTGCCCATGTTCTCGACACCCACACCCCATTTTTCGCTAGTGGTCTTTACTGGGATAGGCGCTTGGCGTTCCGCTTTGCCCATTTCTTCCACACTAGGGCGCGCACCCTTCGTGGCAAAACCGAGATTAGCCAAGGCACGACCAATAGACGAGGTTTCACAGTTCTCCAATGCTGAGGTCTTATTGACCATTGTGGAGCCGATTACTTCCTCGGCGTATCCGGTGCTGGCTGGTGCAAACTCCGCGATGTCTCGGAAAACCTCGGTGCGTACTACCCAGCGTTTGTCGGCTTCATAGTATTCGGCTGATGTGTTGATTCGGCCGTTTGGGTGTTTTTCCCAAAACTTGTGAATACGTGAATCGACTGTTTCATAGTCAGTCAAGAATTGCGCCATGTTCCTTCTCCTCGTGTAGGCGCATCACTCCAAATGTGACTTGGAGATTGCGCTGGTTGTGGGCGTCGTCTTCTTTGTTGGTGTGTGCCACGATTTGGTGGTCGCAGTATTGGCACACAATGGTGATGCTAATGATCTGTGGCATTATTCTTCACCCACCCAAATGTGGTGCACATTTTCCATGTGACTGCGATGTTCTCTGATTGCATCCCGATAAATGTCCGCGTTGTGACTATCTCTCGCAGACCATAGATTGCGTTTTTCTTCGTTTTGCAAATACGCTTCATCTTCTTCTGAAACCCATTCCATTTCCGGTTCCAAAAATAGCAGCATGGTTTTTTGCCAAAGGCAACTGCCGCAACGTATTTGCACTTCGTCCACGACTGGCTTCATTTCATTTGTCTGTGGCATAGAAACCGCTTCCTTTGAAGTGGACTGGTGTGGCTTCGATGATGCGTCTCATGATCTGATTGCATTCAAGGCATGTGACAGGAATGTCGCGGTCTGCGATTGGTCGCACCATTTGTGTTACCAGTTCGCAGTCGTCGCAGCTGTAAGAATAGACAGGCATTATTTAGCCACTTCTAGTGCTTGCAATGTTGGGCATGGCCATTCGACCAAAACATCAGTTGCTTTACCTGCGTGAGAGCAATGGGCGCAATGGATGACATTTGGAAATAGATGCCATTGATTGTGCAGTTGTTTGACTTGTTCGATTGCAGTAAGGCTGTCGTGCAACACTTCTTGAATGTTCATTAGCGGCTCAGCATCCGTTCCATGATCCGTTCGGTCTTGATGCGTTGCTTGGCGGTACCGGCACGATGGCCAGCCCAATAACCCCAGCAATACATTGCTAGGCAGAATGCGAGTGCGATTGTTTCTACTAAGCCCGGCATGGTTCCACTCCAAACTTGTTGAGAATGATGTTGTGGACTTCTGCATGCATGTCTGAGGCAATGTCGTAGATGTCGCACAAGTAGCCTCTGACTTCACGCGATTCTCCAGCGTCTCGCGCTGCATGACAGGCTTGCGCAGCAACGTTGCTTTTGCGTTCTAGTGCAACGCAAATCTTTTGCACTATTTGCAAAGGTAGATTGCTGATGATTGCAACAACTGGTGTCATTGACCAGTAGGTTGCGCGGAAAGCCAGCATGTAGATGCGTGCGTGAATGCCATCTTGCTTACATTTGACAATAAAGTTGCTTTTCATTTTGACCCCTTTGTGGTAAGTCGTTCGCTTACCTAGGTAGAACCATAGGCACAGATTCCGACAAGGGTCAAGTTTTTGTTTAGGCGTGTCGCAAAAGAGAAACCCCACAGGCAGGGGGTCTTAGCCTGTGGGGTCTCTATCCGGCAGAGAGAGTAACCGGAGTCTCGCGCTTCCCCTCGCGATTGGCGGAATCTTAGGGGTGGTCTTTCAGGTGGTCAAGTAGGGCAGCCCTGATTTCGCGCACATCTTTGTGCACATCATCCAAGTGAGCCTCCAAGCCCTTCAGGGAGGCCTTTACGCCCCCTGCGAAGCCATTAGAGACGGGTCGGGAGTTCTTCTCTGCCCTAGCCGCTTTGACCGCTGAAACGCCTGCTATGGCCGCTGTGATGACAGGGATGAGTACCTCAAGATTTGTCGCTGCCACGGCCGTACATCTTGTCCATAGGGTCAAGCCAACGAAGGATGACCGGTACCACCGCTGCCATGCCAGCATTGAACATAGAGTTCCAATCTGCACGACCCGTAGATCCATAGATTGCCAATGCAGCAGCCGCGAAAACTCGCAGCCACGACAACAACATTTCTAGCCCCTGTCGCATCTGTTCCGGTGTCACTTTTTTCCTTTCGGTGCAGCCTTCTTTGCAGCTGCTGGTTTGGTGGCTGGCTTGCCTTCGACCTCACCCTTGTAGGGTTTTGGAAGTTCCTTGTTTTTCCACAGTTGCACAATGTCGTGTGCAATAGGTGCTGGTGCTTGTTCGTAGCGTGGGCGTGCCCAGCCGACAATGGTTTTGCGTGAACGCTCTTTGACTGCGACACATCCGCCATTGCGCTGATCTCCAGCTTCGGTTGGGCTGGTGTTGCCTTCGATGCAGAGCACGTTGCCGTTGGTCAATGTGGTGACTACGAAACCGACGTGGCTAATCCGAAAGATGCCGTCGTTTGGGAAGTCAAAGAAGATGACGTCGCCTGGCTTCGGGTCGCCTTTGTCCATGAAGCGGTGAATGGACTTGTAACCCTCAGCGCCAGCAGGTGTGTAGGCACACTTCGGTTCCTTGCCGCCATTGTGTTTGATGATGTAGTCCACAAAGTAGCCGCACCATTGGGCTTGCTTCACACCGAAGTCTTGTGAAAACTTTTGGATGTTGTCGCCCTGTTCGGTGTAGCCGACTAGGGATAGTGCTGCTTTGAGCACGTTGTTTGCTGTGAAGTTCATGACTATCCCAAGTTGATAACTGTGACCTTTGACCATGTGATGGTCATGGTCGAAGCGGATGACACTTGACCTTGCACGTTGTAAGTGACTGTGGCACCTGGTGTGCCATCAATGATGTCGATGAATGAGACAGTCTGTGAGCCTGTGCCTGTTGAGATACCTGCACGTGTTACAGCTGCTGATGCACTAATGCCGCCAGTCATGTTGGTTGAGATGAAGTTCGTTGCGGTGGTGCTGTTGCTGATACGAGCCTGAGTTACGACCACGCAAACACCTGACTTACCAAGGTCGAACGTGCCGCTGTTTGGGCCAGTCGTCAAGTTGGCAAACGAGCCGACAGACGTGCAAGTTGCCGAAGTTGTAATCAACTGGTTTTCGACAATCTCAAACAGTTTGCCTACTGCTGATGAGCCAGCAATGAACGAGTCAATGTCCGTTGCCAAGGTTTGAATAGCGGTTGCACCATCGCGCACAAGGTCGCTACTCGTTGGGTAGTCAAACCCGTAGTTTGTCGTTGTTCCTGCCATTTTGTCTCCTTAGACGATTTCTGACCATTTGGTGGTAGCCGTAGCATAAGTTGCCCATGTGTCCGTAGCAGCCACTTGCCACCATGAAGTGATTTGTGCCCAAAACTTGCTAGGCACAACAGTGATAGTTGAAGTGGCGGATTCATAGGTCAAGTTCAACTGGCAACCACGAATCTCATACTCGTCGTCACCACCGAACGTGTCGGGGATTCCCGTGAATGCGTAGCGGTTGTTGGCACCACTAAACATAAAGTTGATGCGTTCGGCTGCTGGTACTAGATCACAAACAATGTCGATGCTTGTGAGATTGGTGTATGGCTGCGAATAACGGTACAGCACATTGTTAGCCATTTCCACATAAGCGTAGTTTTCGATTTCGTACGCTTGTGGCCGGTAGCCGTATTCTTGGATTGACCCAATGTCGCCAACGATGACTGGGTATGGCGCAACAGTTGGGTCGTATGGGGTGAGCGTGATTTCGTTTGTCAAACGTGACACGTCAAGGTCGGCACGCAAGGATTGGGCTTGCGCAACCGTGGTCAAGTCCAAGGCAGTACCAGCAGGGAATCCTGCCGAACGCCACCGCTGCCAGTTCATAGACCAACTGCCCGTGGCTGATTCATAAAACCATGCGTTGCAGCTGGTGGCAAACAGTTGGTAGTACGAAAGGGCATCCGTTGTGCCGGCATAGTAGAAAGGCACTGTGCTGGACATTGGGCTAGTGATTACGCCTTGATAAGTAACTGCATCGTATGGCCTGATGCTGTCGAAGTTAGCCCACGTGTAGGTGTTAGCAATGAGTGACCAGTTTGTGGTCTGATCCATTTCATCCCAGCGAATGGCTTGTGAGGCAGCGTTGATTTCCGTGATGCGGTCGGATTGGGTTAGGCCGCCTGAGCCGTCAAGGTTGATGGTTTCATTGGCCAGCAACTGCATGCGTGAGTAGGCGGTCAAAGATACAAGGATTGTTTGGCCATCTGCTGTCACAGATTCGATACCGCAACCTGACACAAGACCACGCCACACAATGTCGGTAGCGGAGTCATCCATTTCAATAGTGACAGTGATGGCTTTGCCGAGCCACCATGATGCAGGGTAAGTCGTGCCAGTGACACTAGGTGAACCTAAAAACGACATTGACAACGTGGATGGGTTTGGCTGCTCAATGCCATCGGGCGAACCCGATGACAGGCTGAGTTGGTCAAGCATCGAACCAAGACTGACGGTACCAAAACCCTCAGCCGTGATGGATACGTTGTATGTGACCATTTAGAAACCCATAGCTGGAGCGTTGTTGTTGCCCACTCTCATGCGACTTGCTTTAGCAATGTTGCGTTGAATGGCGATGGCTGTTTGTTGTGGATCTACTGCGCCATTGACTGTCACATTGACTGCTGCGAGCGCGTTGTAACGTGCTAACTCTGCCAAAGTCTTGTCGCGCTGTGCCTTATTCTCGTATTTGAGACCAAGACCCGAAACGTAAGTGGCACCACCATCATCATAGAAACCGCCAACCTTCATGGCATTAGCCTGAATACCCTTACCAAAAGCAGTCTTTTGGGCATCGGTCTTCATCATTTCACCAGCCCCTTGATAAGCAATCAACGCTGCGATTGCAGCTGCTGGCAGACCCAATGGCAACGCAAACTTGAACGCCGCGGAAGCGAGCATGAAACGAGGGTCAAGGATGGTTTCCCAAGACAAGCCAATAGCGGACGCGGATGAAGCAATCTTCTTGATGATCTCCAAGATGCCAGGCAACGCTTTAGCCGTCGCCACTGCTGCATCACGAAACGCAAGCATGAAGTCATTGAGAAACTTTTGACCTTCGGGACCGGAAGCCCAATCCATCAGTGGCTGCAAACCTTCCAACAGCACAAACCCGATTTGTTCCTGCATCTCTTGGAAGCGAGTGTTGAGCAGTTTCAGTTTGCCAGCCTGAGTGTCCAGCGATGCATCGAGTTGGCCGCTGAAAGTTTTTTCCAACGCTTGCTGGACTTTGTTGAAGTCTTTGGACTTGACGATGGCATCATCGAGAGGCACACCTAAACGCTTGAGTGCACCGAAGTTGCCGTCATAAGCCTTAGCGATAGCGTTCGTGACAGACTGCAAGTCTTTGCCCGTACCAGCAGCAACATCAAGTGCAATCTTTTGTAGTTGCTGTGCCTTAGTCACATTCTGTGTGGAACGAATCAAGCGATCTAATGATGGGCGCAGTTCGTCATCGGTAACACCGGTCGCCATCGTGGTCTTTTCGATGTAGTCCTCGACCTGCTTGACTTGTGCCTTACTGGCGTTAGTCACATTCTCAAGGGTCTTGGCAAGTTTGGCTTGCGCTGCCTCATCTTCGATGGCTGCCTTGACACCATTGACACCGATAGCAATAGCCGCGCCAGCAGCTGCGCCAGCGAGTCCGAGCATGGCATTGCCAGCAGTCTTGCCGAACGAGTGGACTAGGCCTTCGCCTTTTTTGAGGTCACGACCAAGGCGCGTGGTGTCCGCACCGATTTGGATTTTGATACTAGGAAACGCCATGACGTTGCCTTTCTACTGCTTGCTGGATGCGAATCTTCCAACGTGGCAGAATCTTGTCCACCCAACTGGCTGTCGTTGGTTGCAGCCAGTAACCGCGTGATGAGTGTCGTTCAACAAAACGCAAACCCATTTTGCGGCCACTTCTATCTGTGGGTTTTCCAGACGAACCACTTGTCGCACCCCAAACAAGCGCACCTGCTGGAGTACCAATACGTTGCAAACGAGTCTTGCCAGTTTTTTTGTTTGCTCGATAAGCCTTTTTGTGTTTGCCAAACTCATCCATGCTGGCTTTATTCTTGACAAGTTTTTTGCCACCCACATCGACTCGAATCGTACGATCTGTACGAGGCATGACCGCACCCGACTCAACAATAAGTGCTGCTTGCGGTGGCACGTTAGATGCGTATGCATTGATTTTCAATGCTTGTGCTAGTTGCTCAGAATCGGCACGATTGTGTTTACGAATCTCTGCTTGCACTTCCTTGGGCAACTGCTTGAACGCATACAGCAACGCCTTAGAATCCACATCAGCGTGAATCATCGACTTAGCCATTACGTTCCGCTTCCCTAAGAATCTTTGTTGCCGTCGCTATGCCTCGCCAGCCGACAGCCCTCCACTCACTCATCGGAATCCCAGTCGCAAGGGCTAGGTCAATGATTATGTAGTTTAGGCTGTCGGCTCGGTGGGGTTTAGATCATCAGGTTCCGCCAACTTGATTTCAGCGATTTGCTTACGCCAATCCTGAACAGTCAGCGTGGTCTTGCCTTCTTCCATAAGTTGAAGATGCAAGCCCCACGCCAACCAATCAAGTCGTGGATACGTCGCAGTTATTGAACATCGTTTGTCAATGAATGACATCACTCCACTTGGCCAGTATGTGCGCTTTGGCTTTGATGATTACTTGCGTGGAACCCCAACGGAACGCATTGATGTCATCACCAAAATGCTTGAGGCTGGAATCATCGACGTCAATGAGGCTCGTGCAATGGAAGACCTTGCACCTCGTGGCATGACACCAGCAACACCGGAAGCACCTGAACCAGCAGACCCTGAAGACGACATCGCTGAAGATGCCCAAGATGAAACGGGAACCGCATGAAAGTAACAATGAATCTTGACATCACCGCTGCTGATGTCGCAAAGCGCACCTTGACTGGTCGCATTCTTCCATTCGGAGAAATCGGCACACCAAACATTGGCCGCACAAAGTTTCTTCCAAACTCACTGAACTATGGTGAACCATCAGACGTTCGTCTCAACCTTGAACATGACCGCACAAAGGTCTTGGGCAAAGCCACCGAAATCTGGCAAGAAGGCGACAATCTGATGGCCTCATTCCGTATCGCAAACACCACCGCTGGCTCCGACGTTTTGGTTGAAGCAGTCGAAGGTTTGCGCTCAGGCTTTAGCGTCGAAGTCGCAGCTGCTGACTTCACAGTCGAAGATGGTGTCACAGTGATCTCCAAGGGTGACCTTGTGGGTGTTGCTGTTGTCACTAATCCTGCATTTACTTCCGCTGGCATTACCGAAATCGCGGCCAGCGAGGAAACCACCGAACCATCGACCGATGGTGCGGAAGCCCCCCAACAGGAGGAAACCATGGACGAAGTACGTCCTGAAGCTGAAGCGACACCTGTCGTGGAGGCATCTGCACCTGCTGCACCGCAGGTCGGCTTGGCATTCACCAGCCCACGCAGCCCAATCGTGTCCGCAGGTTCATACCTCGAACACTCAGTCAAAGCAGCCATGGGTGACCATGATTCTGCACTTTACGTCAAGGCAGCTGACGACAGCACCAGCACCAATACCGGTCTGACACTTCAGCGCCACATGGACGAATTCGTCACCTCGTCAATCTCCGGCCGTCCAGCAATCAACGCTGTTCGCACCGCAGCATTGCCAGCTGATGGCTTGTCATTCACCATCCCTCACTTGACTGCTGCACCAACAGTTGCTGCAACCGCAGAAGGTGGCGCACCATCTGAAACAGGAATGACCAGCTCGTATCAATCGGTGTCAATCTCCAAGTACTCCGGACTCAACCGAGTCAGTTTTGAACTCTTGGACAG